TTTTTCTCCTTTCAGAAATATCACTCTTGATCGAGCCGTGCCTGTTTAAGGATGCGACCAATTTCGTAAACGGATTTTGCCTGTGCAATTTTTCTCTTAACTTCTTCGCTATAGCAAAGTTCCGTCGCAATATCAATCGCATCCTTTTTCTCGGCATCAAGAATTGTTTTTGCTTTCATAGTTCATCGGTTTGTGGGAATTTGTATTGCTGGGTTCTGCGAGACAGTCATTGCACGGGTCTTTGGACTCTTCAAGACCATGGTACTTGCAAGATTTACAATACTGGTCAAAATAGACTTCCTTTTCTTCATTCATCTGCAAAACCTCCTTACAAAATCCACAGAATGCACTTCACAGTTAAAGCAATGACGATGGCAGAAACACAAAGACAAGCTACCAGCGCGATAGCCTGCCCGATTTTATAAGCGACAGTATTCATTCTGTCTGAATTGTTGGTATTGTTATGCATATTCAGCCTCCAAACTGAAGTCCGAGATGAGAATATAAATCTTTATAAAGGATCTTCTCCAACTCGTCCTTATACATTGTTACTACTTTGCCGTCTACTACACGGCTTACGGTTTCTCTCAAAATGGGAGCTGCTATATCAGCAGTAACCGGGGCTTTGGCATCTGCCATAATCGGTTCTGGTAAATATCCTAATGCTTCCATTTTCTTGTGCTCACAGGTCTCGACAAAAGGACATTCACGGCATTGCTTCGTCAGTCTTGCCAACGCCATCGTCCGTCACCTTCTTTCTCAGGTATCGCTCAATGTTTTTGCACCGATTTCGATTTGAGCATCGTATGACCGTGTCGGATATGACGATCTCTTCACTCATTCCGTATGCTTTTTGCGGTCGTTGAACATCTGGGTCGAAGTCCATGCAAGCAGAGCAATACTCCGCGACATCAATTGTTATCATCTTTTCTCCTTTCTCAGGCAGCTTTGGGTTTATAGCTGCCGACATACTTGGTTTCGTTGAAATTCCGCTTTTCGCTTAACGCTCGACTGATAGCCAAATCAATGCCAGAACGGGATTTCAAATGGTAATAATATAAATCTTTGAACGGAGTATTTAAGCGATCGGTTCGCCCAGCTGACTGCTTCATAATTTTGTAGGAGTAGTTCTGCGAGTAAAACACAATGGTATCCGTACTAATGCAGTTCCATCCTTCGGCTCCGGCAGTATACTGAACCAGATACACCCAACTGTCACAAGTTGGAATCGGTTGATGCTTGTGACCGTTCCATTCTGCAATCTCAACATTTTCTCCATAGTAGAGATTTTTCAGAATATCAAGTTCATAGTCGAAATTGTAGAAGACAATCATTTTAGGATGCTTCTCAAACAGTTCCATTAGAGCGATTTGTCTGGACTCATCCTCGTTTACGATGCGTCGCCATACATAGCAGAGCTCCCCAGCATTGACAATCGGCTCGTTTTTATATGGGTTCCAGCGAAGACGACTTGTCTCTTTATACTTTGCAACATCATAACTGACATAGACATCCTCATGGTGCGAACAGGTTTCCCGCTTAAAATCCATATCCACAAGAATGCGATTACGAAGCCGGATGAGTCGTCCCACTCCCAAATATCTGTCTACTTTCGGATACTTTCCATTTACCCAAGTCATGACCATGTGTTCTTCTTTGAAGGCAGTCCGGTTTTTATAAAAGCCGTTTGCAACAAAGACAGGAATATAATCCTCCCATGTGTCTCCTGGGGTCGCGGATAGTAGAATCCATTCATTAAACTTGGCGATTTTCAGAAATGCTTTTACCCATGCACCCGAACCGACAACGCGCTGCTCGTCAAATATAAAGAATGCGTCCGTAACCGTTGCATACTTCCCGATATTGTTCCAGGAATCAACGACGACCTTATTTTTATAGGTATTGACTTCCGCGTGAACAGAGAGAAGGAAGGGCGAAAGCTCACCCTCCCATTCTAAAGTATCTCTCTTTCTCGCCGTGGTGATGATGTACAGGTCTTTTGGCGTACCCGGCATCCGAATATAATTCTTTGTGCCGAGCTTACCGCCATTCTGTTTGTAATAATAGGCTAAAGCTGTTCTGGATTTGCCACTACCGACACCGCCACAGAGAATGCAGCCGTTTTTCATTCTCTCAACAGCATCTGTTTGATAATCTCGAAGTGATATGCCTGCCATCAGCGCCCTCCGAAGATCCGACGCAGCACCCAGACATTAGAATAATACATTGGCGTGAACCAGTAGTTCTCTTTATTGTCGTTGTCTGTCATCGGTTCTGTCAGAGAGTTTCCGACCTTTACATATCCTGCTACCCCCAAAAGTGAAAGCTGAATATAACACATAAGTGCCACCGTTTCATCGATGTCCTGTGCAACGACGAGAAGATGATTTTGGTAGTTCAGGTTTACTTTTTCCAACTGCTTCCTTGCAGTGTGGATTCCGGCAATCAATGTGGCCCCAGCTCCGCAGCACGGATCGTTAATTGAAATATAACCGTCCTGTTCTACCTTTTTTACCGTGTCGTCCATCGTCATTTCAGCCATTAGCTCACAGACATGATACGGCGTAAAGATCTGTCCATTATGCTCGTTGCCGAGATTGAGAGACATAAAAATGCTGCCCAGAAAATCTTGCTCCGGATTTTCCTCCAAAGCCAAGACCGTCTGAGCAGCCAGTTCAGGAAACAACTCTTGATCCTGCTTATTGTACTTTTTGATGACTTCCAAATATAACGCTTCTCGCTTATCCCGGTGCTCCTTATCAAGAGGATTAGATAGTGAACAAGCGAACATAGTAATGAAGTCACGCCAAACATCCCAAGCCCGATACCGGTTAGTCAACCGTCCGAATGCATCTAAGAAAGCTTTTTCCGGAGACAAAACCTTTTTGCATTTTTTCCCAGCGGGCTTTTTTTGCTTTGGCGTTTCTTCTTTTTCCTCAGGCTCAGTCGTTTGCGGAAGCTCTTCCGCCGGCTGATGAGGAGCAGTCTGAGTAACTGCTTTAGATTTAGTAGCCTTTTTGCGTTTCTTCTTTTTCTGCCACAACATGGCTTTACCTCCTTTCGGTTATTAAAGGGAATAAGGCTGTTTCCTCTTACCGTCATAGGCGTGCACACCTAATCGAGACCTTACTGGACATTTAACCAGACATGTACTAAGCTGGCACCTATTCACCTTTAGAAGGGCATCTCCTCAGGACCCTCCGTTTCGGCATACTTTTCAGCGAATTCGTCTTCTTCAATGGTGACATACATCGTCTTAAGGTATGCCTTGACACCAGTCTTACCATTGACCTCCCAGTTGTAGGGACGGATCGTCAGGTCGACATTGCGAATCTCAGCGAAGTCCAGAGTTCCGATAGACTCCTCATCCAGCTGAGTCTTAGCTCGACGAGTAATCATGATAACCTTCGGGGGGATGTTGTCGAAGCTGACCGCCACCTGAATATAATGGCGAGGAGCCTCGTCCTCATCACGAGGAGCCAAAACACGAACATTCCAGCCATCCTCAATAAGCTTCTGCGCCATATCGGGATCTTCAATGACCACGCAGAAATTGCGGGAGCCAGCACGATTGTACTTGGACTCCTCACCCTTAAAGTTGCGGAAGATAATTCGAGCATTCTCGATGATGATGTTGTCTACTGCTTTATAAGCCATAATTAGTTTCTCCTTTCAATTTTTGCGTTTGTCGCATGGAAATGGGCAAGTCCTGCACTCCTCATTGGGAATACAGGACTCGGTAGAATCAGCCGTGCACAAAATATAAATGAACACAGCAATTAACAGAATTAAAATCATAAGCATTACCTCACATCAAACGGCGTAGTATCGTCCTCATGAGGCTCGCCAGCTCCGAACCACGGTGGTGTGTTATCCGAAACATACGGTTCGTCCGCCGCAAAGCGTTCGAAGTCACCATAAACAGACAGAGACTTGACTGCTTCGTCTACCATGTTGTTGTAATAACCACGGTCAATGTCACCCTGTTTGTCCAGCTGCTTGACCATCTCAGATTCGAGCCATCGGAAGCCCTTAGAACCCGTAGCAGCAGCATAACCCTTTTCGCCTGTCTTCTTGTTTTCAGTCTCACGAAGCAGAATGCCACCTCCGCAGCCAGGCTTAATCGGGCAGAACTGCCCAACCTTTCCGATGAAGTGGTAGTCGTGACCCTTGGCGATTTCGTCCGTTAGTTCTTCGACACGCTCACATTCAGTGGGCATCGGCTCAGTCATGCGTTTAGAATCGGTAATCTGTTTCCACAGTTTATCTCTTTCCGCTTCAAGGGCACTTACATCCGGCAAAGCCTCGTTCATGTCAAGATAGAGCGAGGACGTCACAGATTTCGTCTCGCACATGTCCTCGAACTCGATGTTCTCCTTGCTGAAAAGCGTCTTGAATACATAAGGAATCTGGAACTGAGTGCCAGTCGCCGTCCATGCATACGGATGCTTCTTGTTCTCCTTGCAAATATCTTTTGCGGAGTCGATGTACTTTTTCCCATACAGGTCGCAGCACTTCTCAACCGTGGCATATCGAGCAATATAAACTGCATCGTTCACCAGACACATACGGTCATAGGTTGCTTCGTGTTCGAAGTTGTACCCATACAGTTTGCCGTATTCAGTCACGAACTTGATGATCTCAGGCGTTGCATCCGGAATCTTGATTGAATCGGTCTTGATGTGCGCTACTGTAAAGCCCTGGCTCTGAACGGCGTGCTTGAGGTTAACCATGAACAAAGCTCCACGCTTCGCAACGATATTGTCCTTGTTGCGATTATCTCGGAACGGATTTTCAAATCCGGCTGAGGTTAGACCGTATACGGAGTTGATCGCAATCTTCAGAGCCTGTGCCAAATCAGCCGCGGCGTTTTCGTCTGTCAGGTATTTAGCCAATGCACCGCCCAGCATTTTCTTTGCTTTATCAAAGTCTTTATGCTTGATAGCAATACGAGCCTGAAGGATTTCATTGAACCGCTTTGTGTACTCCGGTCCGAATAGCTCTTCCGCTACAATACTGCTCGGATGCATCGAGGCAATATCCAGCAGGGCAATATTACTGTACATGCCGGGTTCAGAATATACATAGCCGCCCTCGCCAACTTCTTCGCCTCTATAGACAGACTTGCCGCCCTCGAATGTGTAACCCGGGAAAATAGGACGATGGTTTTTATCGAACTGGGTGAACTCGTCATAATCTTCAAGCCCCATCGTGAAAGGGAGATCTGCATTAGCGTCGAAGATCTGACTCTCATCGCCCATAAAACGATAGTTGAACTGATCCTGAGGCTTGCGGTTGTTGCCGAATATAATCCTGGTAGTCAGAGAGTTTGTCGTATCATTGACCGACATCCCCGCCACATCCGCCAGAATCTGGCGAGCTGTGAAGTCAGCCTTACGAGCATTAAAGGTTGCTTCTGTTGCAATAACATCGTTGTCGCAATACTCGGCAACCTTCGTCCAAAGCTCCTCCGGTACAGGCTTGTCCCAGGGAAGACCAAGTTCCTGATGGTGAATACCCAGTTCAATCTCGAATTTCTTCAGAGACTGTTTCTTACTGGAGAAATCATACACATCCGTATACGATACATTATAGGCTTCACCGAAGAAGCAATTTGCGCTGCCGTTAATGATCTTAGTCGAGAGATTATAAAGCTGCTCGTTCGTATACCCCATCAACCTGGCATAGAGAATATGATTATCGTACCGGCGGCAGTTGAAACCAACCAGACGGAATCGCATCAACTCCTCGATCTCAGTCGGAGTAGGGTTAATCATACGAACCACAGGCTTGCCTTCACCCTCGATTTTCCAGTTCACAAGGAACAGATTAGGAAACACCTCAACATCGTAGAACACGAGCTTAGCATCATCGTTTTTTGCTCCTGCTGACTGGTCTGCGGACTTAAACTGCATCTTGTTTACTAACTTAATACAGTAATCCGCTTGATGTGTACTGCTCGCCGCAAATGCCAAGACAGCATTACGCATATCAGTCACATCATAATTGAGTCCGCTTGCATAAGCATCCTCAAGAATTTTGTAAATGAAGTCGATACTGGGCTTTGTTGCTGGATGGTACTCCTTGTTCAGATTTCGCTTGATTTGCGTTCTAAGCCCTTTCTCGCTCTTCACTCCTTCAAAATTTATCACTTGTTTTTCTCCTTTCAGTGGTAAACCCGAGTTTATCGTTGCGATAGGCAGATCATTACACTTTGTCAGCTTTCTGCGCAGCGAGCTTTTACCGGTGAAGACCTTCACTTCAATATGATCGTCATACACTCGGCTGAGCTTGCTGACATCACCAGCATAAATATAATGAAGGTGGATGCCCTGACCGCTTTTGCTGAGTTCAGCATAGGTCGGCGGCCATTTACTCGCTTCTTTGAGATTCAGTTCATACGACTTATTGCCGTCCTTATCCTGAATATCAAAGTCGATAACAATGTGGTTCTCCGGGACTTTCACATAATGCAATCTTGATGTAGTCAAGTCGCTTAGCTTAGTTGAAACTTCATCCCATTTGGAAGTTGGTGTCTCTTTAGCCGAAGCATACTGAGCAGGACAATCTGCGCATTCTCTATCGAAGACCGATTTCTGTTTTAAGAATTCGATCAGTTTATGCTCAGGCTCGTCTTGCTCGGTAAGTGCCTTATCCTCGAATTTTTCGGTTCGAAAGCCAATGTAATAGCTTCGCACACGAGTTCCGTCATCAAGATTGAATCTCTCCTTGTAATCCCGGAAGTAGTTTTTCAGTTCCTCCTTAAATATCCTCTGAGAGAACGGGAAGGTAACTTTTGCCTCATCGCAATAGGTTTTATACATCTCCCATGAGGCTTTGAGAGTTGTCCCGTCTTCTTTCTTGAAGACATGGTAAGAATCAATAATGAAGTTATAGAAATCATTAGATGCACCGAGCATCGTCACGGGAATATAATCATCGTATCTGCCCGGATTCTCCAGATAGACTTCCTGGCAATGATAAGCAATTGCACCGAGTTCAAATTCGATCTGCTTTGTCACCGCCTTGTATTCCTTGGGACTTAATTTATTTCCGGAAGGGGACACATCGATCAATCGTCTGATAAGACCTGACTTTGCGTCCGTAATCTTGACCGGTTTATTGGTGCCCATGAACAGGAAGCACTTGAAGCGGTTTGCGTAGGTCGATTTGAACTTTTCATTTACTGTCATCAGCTCGTGAGAAACCAAACTATTCAGTCGAGTGTTATCCTCAATACGAGACAGATCACCATCATGCTGAATCGCCACAAGCGGATTCGTCTTGAATGCCTCCAATGCGAAGGAGTTACTGGATGAACCCAGTGCCTTAGCGTCAAAGACCGAGTAATATCCCTCAAAGAGCTGCTGAATAATATTCAGAACCGTAGATTTACCCGTACCTGCTGCACCGTACAGAACCATAAATTTCTGCAATTTCTTCGACTCTCCACAGACAATAGAACCAATAGCCCATTCAATTTTCGTTCGCTCTTCTTCAGAGTAAATTGTGGACATCAACTTATTCCATGCATCCGTGGCCCCTTCCTCAAGAGGATAGTTCAGCCGCTTACTTGCATAGTCTTTTTTGTTCGTCGGAGTATTGGAGAATATAAGTTTCTCATCAAGCATGTGGAAAGAGTCTCGCATCTGCTTTTGACAGTATTTGTGCCACGAATCGATCATTCCGGATTCGGAATCCCACATGTGCAGAACTTTAATACTTGAATCAAAGTTTTTGCGGTTTTCCTCTGCATACTTGTCAAGTTCCAGGTCAATAAGCTGGAGTGCATCTTGCTCATCCGTAGACCATAAACCTCGGTCTTCTAACCAAATGGCATAGAAGTCACCGCCTCTAATCATCAGGTCGGAGCTTTTCTTAATGATAAACTTCGGATAGATTTCTATTACACCACGCTTCGTACTACGGGTCGAAATCATTAAAAAGTCGATCATCGAAGTTCTTTAGTCTCCTTCCGTTTTTCTAAGCTCCTTGATTTCGTTTTTAAGGTTCCCGATCTCATCACGCATACTGCGAATCTCCAAGTCCCGGATAAACATGTTCACAGTCATAACTGTGGCGACCATGACGGTGCTGCGATTGAAAGACCTCTGCTTTCTGAGCGTCTTAGCAAACACATGCATCGCAGTTTCAGAGCAGCGAAGACTGCCGAAAATATAACGAATCATTTCATCCATGTTTCTTTTCTCCTTTCATGTCGGCAAGAAATTGATCGATCGTTTCAAACTTCCAAGCCTTCGGCTCTCTCAACGAAAATATAAATTCCTGTCCGTTGGTTTTGCGAATTCGAATGCTGTTTTTACCATTTGGGAAGTATTCTTTTACCTCCTTTGCCTGGTCGGGTAAGCATGTCTGAAAAAACCCGTACACTTGCGTATGAATCATGATAATTCTCCCTCATAGGATGCTGTCCAAATACCAATTCATCTGCCACCAGATTTCAACAGTTCTCATGTCATACTTGCAGCGTTCGACGGTAAACAAACCGCCTTCGCCATTTCGCTTGTATTTGCGGTTCATAAATCGAGATATCACATCGTCCGTATACGCCGCATCAAATCGAGAATCACTCATCGAACCCAGACCCAAGCTGACAATCATATTCCAGAACCACTGTCCCATGCGATTGCCGATATCTGGGTCGGTCATAATATGTTCTTCGCAACGAAACGCTAAGGCAATAAGCATCTCCAATACACTGCAAGGGCGGTTATCCAGATAACTGGCAATCATAGAACCCTCGTATTCTTTTTCATAACCAAAACGATACCGGAGGTCTATCCCATCTTCTGCTCGATTTCCGTCCATCGGCAGCATATATTGAAAATCAATATTATGCAGATGACGAAGAAGCTTCTGATAAGACAGCCTCCGGCTATATCGTTCGTTACATACGAGCTGACACATCCACTCAAAATATTCATTGTTCAGCTCAATTTCAGTCATTCGATCCTCCTATTAGTAGTTGGAGCCTTCCGTCACATCGGAGAAAGAACGATTGTCTCTGAGAATTTCATAGTCACATCTCAGGCGATCGTTACGAATAAAGACCGAATCATCCTCATACTCTCCGAAATGTTCAGCAAAGTCCTCGCCAACAGTGTCCTCGATATCCTCGACGACTTCATCTTCATCGTCGGCAAGGACTCCGTCACCAGCATAATAGACCAGACTGATCTGCGTGTAATTGTCATTCTCACCGTAGTCGTCCGGAGAGATGACATAAGGTTCATTGGGCATAGGCTCATCCTTTTTTTCTTCAGTATTTTTCTTGCTATGCTCCGTGTAATTGGTATAACCCTCTTCCTGGAGCTTAGCTGCATAGTTCACCAAGTCGGGTTTCAGCTTGGCAATATCTGCCTTATGCTGATTCTCCTCCTGCTTTTCATTGCTCTTTTCGTCCTTGGCAATATTAGCGATTACGGGCTTTCTTTCGGCAAATGCTGCCTTCACAGAATCAATCTCTTCCTGCGTGATCTGCTCGTAATACCGTCTAAGACAAAGCCACGTCGCTGCGGCGCCTACTGTAGCCCCAGCTAAGAACATGGCAAAACCGGTTTTACTCATCTTCGTATTCCTCCTAGTCAGTTTGAATTGTGACAACAGTAATGGCGAGACCTCCGAACAGCAATGCTGCACTCAGGAGAATCCCGCCAGTAATGTGTCTTTTCCGCCGACTGTCCAGCATGGCGTCGACGGTTGAGATGAAATCATCCAAAATATCCATCATTTACTCCTTTCCACCAGAGAGAACAGCAATGCCTCCTACGAGACAAAGCCCTGCCATAGTGGAAAGAATGTACGAAAACAAAGCTTTCATTTTATGTTCTCCTTTCAGTCATAACTCGAAAAGTAGTGACAACACTCCTGAAACAAAGGCTCACCATACTTGCTGTATCCTCCGGCCATGAAGAACACACAATCGTAATTTGTCCGTTCCAAAAGTTCTTCCTTTACCAACTCAACAATCTCAGGCATGACATAACAACGGTCAATCCTGCTGTTCCACATTACGCTGAACTGATTGGGTTGATAAACAACATCGTACACAGTATCCGGGAAAGATGTATGGTCAATACGGTTAAGAATTGTATCAATGACTAAGCGTTTTCCCAGTTCTGTTTCTCCTTCAGCTTCACCCATGGTTACGAGTGCTATGAGGTCGATTTCCTCTTGTGTAAGAGGGTAGTCTGGCTCTTTCTCAACCTCTGGCGTTAAGTTAGGAGATTCCATCAGAAGATCAGCCATAATCATCGGCTCTGCCTCCGCACGAACCGGATAAGATTGCTTAATCTCCAATGTTTCTTTATCTGTAGAGCGAACAACGCCGCATACCGCAAAACCGATGAAAAATATCATGCAGAGAACGGTAGCTATCGCTCGTGGTTTGATGTGCATTGCTAAAACTCCTTTACAATAAAATATCACCCCCAGTCCAAGTCTGAAGGTGATTGATTACATCTTTTCCCAGATGTTGCCCTCAACATTGAAGTCGAGCAGAAGTGCCGGCTCATGACGACCGTCTTCGGTCTCGCGCTCTACCTCAACGATGCGGAAATTAACATAGCCATCCGGGCCATCCTTTGTCCAGCCGACAATCTGACCAGCAGGAGTACGAGGAAGATCAAGATCGTCCAGAACCTCATTCAGGAAGAGGTGACCACGGGTCTGAAGCTTGTCATTTGCAAATGCCTGCTGTGCCTTGAGGAACATACGGTTATAATCGGGGTTGGTTTCATAGTTGCGGCTCTTGCTGTCGAAATATACAGCATAGTCGCTCTGGAGATTAGGATCAGCGACCATCACGGTCTTCTTAACCTTCTTCTCCTTGCCGGTCTCAGGGTCAACTTCGATTTCCTCGAATTTCTTCGCCTTGATGCCATACTTCAGTTCGGTATCGACCTGCTCTCCGAAGCGCTCGATGACACGACCGCGATATTCCTTGAAGCTCTTATCAATAGCGGCATAGGCAGCGCCAAGAGCTACATTGCGCTTGCGAAGAATATTGTTGGATGCCAGAATGCTGGTGATGGACAGAGTGCCGAGAATAATAGCAGGAGCATAAAGCTTTGCGAGCTTCATTCCGGTCTGGGCATAGACAACAACCGTGTCCTTCTTGCCGTCCTCAGTCGTATACTCCTGACCGTTGATTGCACCGGTTACCATACCTTCATGAATGGTGTCGAGAGTACCCTTAGTTTCATCGAGAATCTCTGCTACCTTAGTGGTAGCCTTGCAAGCGAGAACGGCACTTACGACCGTACCGGCAATACCAGCCATAACGAGAATCTCGGGGCTGTGCTTCTTGAGCTTCATAACGGCCTTGGAAGCAACGCCGTTCACGCTCTTCATAATTTCAGTTTTATTTTTCATGGTTTGTTATTCTCCTTTTCAGTTTTTAGAGTTGATTTCAGCACCACAGGCAGCGTATCCAGCCAAATCGACATAGCTGTCGTCCGTAGCCGTTCCTGTCCTGATTCGTGCGATCTTAAGAAGCGCCATCATCATGGCAACATCATTTGCGGTAAATTCAACGCCTTTATAGACGCTCCAGAAGCCTGCAATAGCAGTGAAGTTATCTTCCGGAGAGCCGTATTCGTTCTCTCTCTGCCCACATACGCAAGCCTTTGCTTTATCGAGAGTCTCAGATCTGGTCATCATCTGCATCCTCCTCATCTGTAGAAATAAACGGAATATAGTCATGCTTACGCTCCTTAGCAATTACCTGACAGCCGCACATCGGGCAATCAAATGTGTCATATAAACTTTCTTCGGCAGTAGAGCCAAAGGCAACTGCCAAACCAGTCTTTCCGTTATCACGAGCAATATAATGTCTCTCGATAATGGCATTGAATTTAGTGCCACAAATTTTGCATTCAAGCATTATTTTTCTCCTTTCAATTCAGCGGGATAGCACGAGGCAGTTTCAGAATATAACCATCTCGAACTCGTACCGCAGTTGCACCGCCAATGTTTGTCCAACCGTAGCGGTTCATAGTGAAATTATCATTGGGAACACGAGCGAGATCATAGAAATCGGACACGCTCACCGTTCCGTACTGACTGATAATATCGTTCATTGCATCGAGAACCGCTTCTGCATCTCCACGAGTATCGAAGAGAATATCATCATAGTCAGGTGTATTGCGTCTATTGCCGACGGAACCTGCACGCACTCTGTCTGTGCCTTGATCGTAGTAGTTCCGATAAGACACCTTAGATGCCGTTCCGTTTTTCTTGCTGCGACCTGCCTCGCCGTACAGAATCATGTCAATACCGGTAGTGACAATGTCAGAAATCGCTTTCTTGACAGCAGGCACAATGACCTCCATCAAAATATAAGATTTGACATTGTTTGCATCTTCTGCAATAAAGACATCTGCGAATTTTTGCATCTCGCCTTTTTTTCGAGTTTTTGCAGCCCCGGTAATAACCGCCTCGACTTTCTTTTCTGACTGTTGCTCCTGACGAGCCTTATCAGAATTAGATTTGTAATCTTCCACTGGGTGATCTCCTTTCTTATGCCGGAATCAGCTTACCGGGCAGAGTAATTTTTGTGTTCGGCATCAAGCCGTTTTCTTTTTTATATCGATAGGCGAGATTGCTCTTCGCTTTCGCTTCCGTCGGAGCAACAGTAGTTGCCTTCCAACGATGCTGAACGCAATCATCGAATCGCATAACAGGACCGTCATATTGATACTGCTGCATATTTTTCCTCCTTTCGAGAGATAAAGAAAAAGGGAAAGCACCTTGTTACAGGTACTCTCCCTTATCCGAACTTCTCAAATTCGCATTTTCAGTTGTCTTCAGTGACAACATCGGATTCTTCCAAGATAACCGTCTTCTCCTCAGCAGCCATCTTCTTCTGCTCGATCTGGGCTTTGATGTTTGCAATTACCGGCTTTGCTACATACTTGTAGACGACCACGCCTACAACTACGCTCAAGCCGATACCCGCAGCAATCTTTACGCCCTTGCTCAAACCAGCGTTCTCGATAACCTCTTCGGTAGCTTCAACGACCTCGTTGTTCATAATCTCATTGTTGTTCATTGTGAAATCTCCTTTCAAATGTGTGAAATTGTGGAATGTTCTTCCATTAAATAAGTTGTAAATTTCGCGCGGTAGCTTACTAGTAGTCATAAACCGGAGCAACCTGATAATCAATCACCAGGCAGGGGGTACCGTTTGCATCCAGCTGCGATGAGAATGCAAGATCAATGTAACCCTTATCGATGTTCCATCCGAGCATATCGCCCATCTTAGTTCCATCCAAACCGAGTTCGTAGTAGAAATCGTTCAGCGTGACATACATTTCGTCACGCATCTGACGATTCAGTTCATTCATGACCCGGGTGATTTTGTCTCTGTCAGACTTGAAATATCGTCCAGACAAGACATCATAGCAGATCGTGTTGCCGCCGCTTTCAGTGAGAATCACTTCTCGAACAGGGTTCTTAACCATCTTGTCTTTCGACACAGAGTCTCGAATGGACTGTTCCTTTTTCTCACCAATTGTCTCAACGACTTTTTCCTGATACTCCTTCAAAGTAGACTCTGAAAGGGTATACGCCGTTGCCAGAGCAGCATTCCGACGAAGATTAGTCGAGCTTGCTCCAATCAGGCAGAAGACAGAGATGGCGCCTACAACGGCTGCCGGAATATAACAAGGCCAAGCCGTCTTGATAATATCCTTCGGCTCAAGTCTGTCCGTATCCAGCTCATCTTTTTTCTCTTCAAGCAGAATCAGAGCTTTTGGTGTTGCTTTTACCGCCATAACAGTGGTGGTAATCATGCCGGCAATTCCAATACCGGTGAGAATTTCCGGACTATGTTTTTTCATTGCCGTCCGTACACCTTTGGCAATGCTTGCTAAACTTTGTTTAGGCATGATTTTCTCCTTTCGGTTAAACAAATAGTAGGCTTAATTCTTCAGCTGTTTCGACTGCACTCTGAAATATAAAGCTACGCTGCTCGTCCTCGCCGTAACAAGCATACATAGCCATCTCGAACATGAAATTTTCGATGACGGTGATTGGATCATCGAAAGGCTTGTCCAAGATTCGATGACAGATTTCATATGCAGCCCATTGCTGATATGACCTTTTTCTGAATTCATACTTTGGCCATGTGAAGGATGGGCTGAACAGATGCTCACCAACATATCGTTGGATAATCGAAACAGCCGTGCTTGCATCACACATATCGTTCAAATAAAGAAGAAGAGCCCTTGTTAGGACTCCTCATCTTCTTCATCGCTAAGTGCGGCAAGCTTCTCATTGATGCGTTCATCAATTTTTTCTTCCATCTTCTTCTCGTTCACCCAGTCAGTGAGGAGCGTAGTCCCCATACCTACTGCGGTAGCGACAAGACCCAGGATTTTAACCAATTTTGCATTATTCATAAAGCGAAACCTCCTTTTCGTTTTCATAAAGTGAAATGTATTTTTTGCGAACTTACAGATCTTCCATCCACTCAGCTGTAGGCTCAAAAACCATGTCAATAACATATATCTCCATGCCGTCATCTAAAGTGAGTCGGTGATGGTTAAAGTCGATCCAATAAATATCGCCATTACAGCTTGGCCATCCTACGGCATCTCCGAGTTCAGTCTTTTCAAGTCCGAGAAACTCGTAAAAATCATTTAGGGGAATAACGCCTGCAAACATGAAATTGCGGTTCAGATGGTACTCAGCCTGAATGACCTTTTCGATGGTTGACTCAAAATATCTTTGCGAAAAGCTATCGTAAAAAGTGCGGGAGACTTCTGGTTCCATACCTTCACCAAAATCGAGGGAAGAATCGTACCAACCTCCATTAGCAGAGATACTGATGTCCTTGCACTTTTCTTTGGCGATAGAATTTACGATGGCATTATGAGCTTCCTCACCATAGAGCTCTTTCAGCTTGTCCTTATACTCCTTATAAGAACTTTGGACGAGAGCATACGCACTTGTTAGTGCTGCCTGTTGGCGTCGATTTAAGGCATTGGCACCCATAATGCAAGCGATAGTAGAAGCTCCAAATGCCACTGCCGGAATATAACATTTCCATGCAGCGATGAACGCCTCTTTCTTGGTGTACGCATATGGATCACCATCATGCTTTTTGCGACTGTCTGCATAAACTAACGCTACTGCTCGTGGGGTCGCTTTGGCTGCTGCAATTGCCGTGACTACCACGCCGGCTGATGCTACACAAGACAACGCAACAGGTGAGTATTTCCTGATACAAAGCCCTGACTTATGCAGCAACTTTTGAATTGCTTGGTTTTTGTTCATGTCTTTTCTCCTTTCATGTTTTTGTTATTCCATAGCCCTTAGAAGGTCTAAAATGTTCGCTGCCATTTCACTGGCAGATCGAAACATAAGACTCGTGTTTGGATTCACCATCGCATATTTAGCGGTCTTCATCATAAATTCATGCGTGAGCTTACAGAATTCATCAATAGACCCTTCTCTTCGGGGGTAAATCTGTTCGGCGATAAAATCTCTGAGCTCGTCGACAGCCCATTGTGAGTAACTCGCTTTTTTATAATCTTCAGTCCATTTACCAAACAAAGGCGGCAGCCAAGCGTCCATGCGGTACATGTCATACAAGATTAAATCAAGCTGATCGATGCTCATGTCTTTTCTCCTTTCATGTGAAAATAAAAAGCAAGAGAGACTGTATCGGATTCGAACCGACGACCTCCACGGAAGTGTGGCGCTCTACCAACTGAGCTAACCCGTCTCTCATAATAAGACTTGTAAATTTCGCGCGGCAAAAGAAAAGAGCCGTTGTTAGCAGCTCCTTTCAGATTTTACAAACCAATACTTTTCAGGATTTTAGTAAGTTCATCTTTCTCAAGATCGGCATCTATATCCAGATGAACATGCGTCTTTCCATCAACGACTGTGGCTTTTACCTCATTCAAATTCAGTTTTACATCGTAACCAAATTTCTTTCGGATTGCCAAACTCGCCAATTTCGAGATAATGCTCGTAGTGAATTTAGAACCAATTTTCATTTCGTCCATGCTCCTTTTACTCCTTTCGAATAGCATCGTTTTCCATAATAGTAGTTGTAATTTTGGCGAAAAGAAAAGAGCCGTTGTTAGCGGCTCAATCCTCAATAAATCCAGTTTTCTTTTGCAAAGAACAACGGTATTGCGATAAACGCAAAGAATACTAATGCTGTTGCATCTTTGTCGATAAGTACCGGTAAGTACCCACAAATAAGTAATACTATAGCATATAGCTTGTTCTTTAGTGTTTTCATAATCCATGTCTCCCTTCAAAATTCAATGGTTTTTCATAAAGGGAGATGCGTTTTTTGCGCTTAGATATCCCGTCTATCGAATACGGTTTCCCATCGTTCTTTCTGAATAGGCTTCATTTTTAATGCCCACATAATTTGGCGAACCGTTACAGTAGGGTATAGTCCGTCCGTACAAGTCCCAGCCCTCATTTCAAAGTATTCTCGAAAATCAGGGTGCAAATATAAAGCGTCAGTAATCCAAGGGTCAACTTCGCTCCACCATGTACTTTTCGTCTCGGAATCAAATCGTTGCTGAATTACTGCTAAACCTCTTTCTTCAATTCTGTAGAGAGTGCAGCTATTGTAAACCGGATGCTCACAAATATAACGCTCACCATACAAGGTCAAGTAAATTTTCGGTTTGTCAAAATGGTATCGCATATCCATCACCTATAAAAAGAAAAGAGAAAGAGCCCTCGTCAGGACTCCTTCCCCTTTGCTAATAGTCTTAATTAGTCGTCGCAGATCTGATCTCTGGTCGGATATAGAGCATCATATTCTTCATCGTTCTCCATACCGTAATGCTCTAAATCGACGGAGTGACCGCAAGCAGGGCATACTAAAGTATCTTCCCACTCATCTTCAAATTCCATAAGTCCTCCGCATTCACTGCAAATATACCGTCCAGTAAGTAAACCGTCTCTCTGCGCGTCGTTAAAAAAGCTCATTGCAAATTACCTCCTTGATATTGTGTGGCACTATTAAGTATAGCGACCATCAGTATTTTATCAAGAGATAAAAAGCACTTTTACATCTCTCACAATAGCCCATGTAATTTTCGAGCAGGAGAAAAACGAAGAGAACGTGTTATATACACGAACTCTCCGCTTTTGGAACCGGTTTATTTCTTAGTCGGTCTGAATCGACTGAATAAACCTCTGAATGTCTGGGAGGTGAAAGTTCCGTCCTGTTCGAACTTGAGACCTCGTCTCATCCAAACGCCGTAGAACATCAACGGCAGCACCAGCTCAGCGGCAGCCATACCAAATCTGAAGTATCGATCTTTGACAGACTCTGCCATTTGAGCCGTCTTGGACTCTTGATCGATTTCACGATTCTCGATCTTGTCCAGACGCTCATAGGTATTCTTATCCTCTTCGAGCTTCAGTTTGTACAGCTTCGTCAAGCTATCCACTGCTGTGGTATGCTCCTGACTTCCGGATTCGAGAGATCCCAAGCGTTTAATTTCGGCTTTGATCTCCTCTTCCAACAAACTTCTGTTTTCTTCACCCATATTCGTTTCTCCTTTCGTTTTAATAGGGTTCCATAAAAGGAAGTGTTATTTGTGCGGAATAAAGTCTTCACGCTTCACTTCCAATAGGACAGTTCGTTGAGTTACAATTTCATTAACGCTCTTTTTCAGTTCAAGAAAAAGATAGGGCCCGTCCGGATCAGACTTGTCAATACGCAGAAAACCGACAGGATGCTTTCGGCGAATGATAGATGAGACGGCAAACCCAATCAAGATTCCGACAACTACATAAATGACTTCCATAATGGTCTCCTTTCGAATTGTTTTTCAAAATTTCAACCCGGGGATTTTTCCAGATACTAATTTAACACATATACCTGTCACCTCCATCCGGGTTTTAATCTAAGTTAGAAAAAAAAGAAAGAGCCAATGCTATAGTGCATCAGCTCTCACTTCTCCATAAAGGACACTGTTATTCTTGCGAACCCTCGTAGACGATCTTCTTCCGTAAGTCAGACCAGGTTATATATCGGTCTTTACGGCATACGGGGCAATAGAACTTGCTTACTTTACCTCCGATGTCTGTCAGCTCACTGCTGTCGGCTTCAAGCCTACTCTGGCAATTCGGGCAGTTGAAGCGATAGACTTTTTTCACTGCAATATCTACAATCTTCATTACTGTCTCTCCTTACTAAGTAGCCAGAAAAACCGTCTGTACAAGTCGTAATAAACATCCTTGCAACATGGGATGCCGGTTCTGGCTTTCAAATGGTCGTATGAAATACCCTCCGTTATAGCTTCCAAAATATAACATGAAAGCTCTTCGTCCGTTTCTTTTGCAACCTGTTCCACCATCTTCATGCGATCGGCATAGTACAGCCTCTCATCAATGTGCTTGGTAACGGGATCACTAACAACATTCGTTTTGCAGGGCGGAACTAATTGAGGCCATGAACCCGGATAGTCTATCAACGAATTGTACGCATGACGCCACAACGGGTATTGCAAGCAGAAATGCTTCAATTCGTAATAGCGGTGTTTCTCGATCCAGTAACGATTAGTCTCGGAAAGTTCTGGACGTATCAATGTACTCATGCGCGTTCACCCCTCCATATATAGCCGGTCTCCTGCCAGAGGAGCTTAGGCGAAATATAAAAGTTGATGCGTCCGTACTTAGAGTTCATTTCCTCTAAATTCGTAACGAGCTTCCCACTCCGAGTAGCTTTTCCGATCGGCAGCCACCCAGATACGATGCCGGCTCGAATCCAGGATGCGTCTTTCCCGTAGACTCGTGCTGCAACTGCCACCGGGACAGACCCCGATGCAAATATAATTTCTTCCATTGGCGTTTGCCTCCTTTCAATCGCTATTTTAGGTTAGGAACGGCTGTTAGTAAAAACAACCTCGGTGGAAACAAGCGCCAGCGAATCATAGTCATTTCACAAGGATAATCTTCAAACCCCAAAGTTTCACAAGTAATAAGACCTTCGAGCACGCCGATAATAATATCTGCTTCATACTGTTTATACGGAAATATAAAGTCAGGAAGCTCTCGATGAACTGCATGGCATTTACAGCACCGAAGTCTTCTAATAGCTACCCATTTTTTGTTTCCGAATTTCGTCCGTACCAATCTTTGAACATGATCGTAGTATTTAAGCTGCCCTCCACATTTGGGGCAAATTGATTGGTTATCACTAATCATATCTCATTTCTCCCTAAACTAATAAGAAAAGTTGGAATGTAGGAGTTGACATTCCTACACTTATGATATATGATTACTAATAGCAAATCAATGGGGAAGGTGATAATAATGCTGATAAAATGTCCTGAATGCGAATTACAAGTAAGCGACAAAGCAGTTTCTTGTCCTCACTGTGGGTTTCCATTACAGCCAAATATAAAGCCAAGAAAACCTCGAAATAAGAACAATAAACGCCGTAGACTGCCAAATGGTTTCGGGCAGATCAGTGAGATCAAGAATCGGAATCTCCGCAATCCATTTCGAGCTATGATAAGTGTCGGAAAGGATTCGAACGGACGGCCTATCTGTAAACCTCTTAAACCGGAGTCCTATTTTCCAACATACAACGATGCATACGCTGCTCTCGTCGAGTACAATAAGAACCCTTACGACCTTGAACCGTCTATCACTATGAAAGAGCTTTACGAGAAATGGCTTGCCGAATACGAGAAGACAGTTAAAAGCACTCGTTCGGTAGCTTCAGCATGGGGGTATTGCTCGGCCGTATATGATATGCGAGTCAAAGATGTCCGCGCTCGTCATGTAAAAGGTTGTATGGATGAAGGCATATCGAAGGTTCGAGGCAAAGAAAAAACACCAAGTGCATCCATGAAGAACCAGATTAAGTCTTTGTTTAACTTGATGTTGGATTATGCCTTGGAGTATGAGCTTGTTGACCGAAACTATTCGCGAACTTTTAACCTCAGTGAGGAAACAATCAAAGAAATCGTCACAGTTAAGAACGAGCATATTCCTTTTACGGACGAAGAGATGGACTTGCTTTGGAAACACGCTGATGATAAAATGCTTGTAGATGTCCTGCTCATTCAGTGCTATTCTGGTTGGCGACCCCAGGAACTTGGTTTGCTGGAATTAAAGAATGTGGATTTGGAAAACTGGACTTTCCGAGGCGGTATCAAAACAGATGCCGGTACAGATCGTGTGGTTCCAATTCATTCAAAGATTCGTCATTTGGTCGAACGAAAATACAAAGAGGCTCAGGAACTTGGAAGTCTGTATCTGCTCAACTATGTTAATCCGAATGCTCGTAGCAAAAACACTGCACTTACTTATGCTCGATACCAAAAAGGCTTTGGTATGATTCGAGACGAATTGAATTTGAACCCTGAGCATAGACCGCATGATGGTCGTAAACATTTTGTGACGATGGCAAAGAAGTACGGCGTCGATGAGTATGCAATCAAATATATGGTCGGTCACAAGATCTCTGACATCACCGAAAAGGTTTATACTCAAAGAGAATTTGAGTGGCTGAAAGACGAAATCGAAAAAATAAAATAGCTTGTAAAAACAAAGAAAAGCCTCCCCGAAGTGGGAGCACCAACAAAGGCACTCAGCACAACGAGGAGGTTGACTTTGTATAGGAATATAGATGTATGAGTAGTGTAGAAATAATGCACGAGTTACATACATTTCTCGGCGTTTATCCACTTCTAACTACTCTGAAAACAGCGTAATTGCAGGGGTTTAGAAGTGATTAGACTGTGATAAGTTTCTATTGTAGAAGCAAAATATCCCGTAATCACTGGCTTTTCGAACCAAAGTGTAGGAATAATGCAGAAATAACCTACATTCTATTGCCCTGTATTGCTATTTATTAGCCGTAAACCACATCCGTAGAGATGGTAAGTCCATCGTCCGACAGTGTCTTGGTTTCCGTTGCAATGACCGTTCCTTCAGCGTCCGTGAGAACCGATGTGATTGTTTTCATATCGTCCGAAAAAGTCTTCACAAGCTGGTTCCCATTAGCGTAAACCGTCGTTACGGTCTTATAATCTTTTGAAAAAGTCTTGACGGTGTCACCAGACTGAATATCACTGGCGGAACCTACTTTACCGTCTACATACGACTTAGTCTTTCCGGCAAGTATCTTCATTTGTTCAAGAGATACCAGCTTGTAATCAGGCATTCGATTCACGCTCCTTTGAAAGATTTAGGGAGGGCTGTTACGCCCTCCCCAGAGACTTACAGTCTTTAGGCACCGAAGACCTCAGTGCACATAGCGGTAACTTCCTCGTCGGTAGCACCAGACAGGGTGTCCAGAAACGCCTTGTTTGCATGACTGTGATTGCCCTCAGCAGCGGCGTTGACCTTCTCCTTCAGAGTAGCGTCCAGATCAGTCTCTGCAACAATATCCTTGCCAGCAAGCTTGCCGGTCGGAATAGTCAGAGCAATAGACTTATCCTCAGCCGCAGGGGTTGCCTCAACGCCATTGACTTTGATCTTTTCAATGACGTTCGCCTGAGCACCAGCGGCAATGCCAGCCAGTTTGGTACCTTCAGCATTAGTCATCAGGCGGCTGCCCTCGACCTTATCCACCTTCTTACCCAGCTCGGTAGTCATAGTGGTAGTCTTGACATAGTCACCGATGCCAAGCGCGTTAATCATCTTGGTGACATAAGCCACGACAGTAGCTTCCTCGTCAGTACCGCCGATACCGGCAAGGATACCATCCAGACGAGTGATGTCATTAGCCATCTTTGCGGCACCCGTGGTGTCACTCAGAATCCAGTCAGCGATCTCCTTCAGGGTGTCGTAAGACTTGTCGGCACCAGCCACGATCTTTGCGACTTCCTCAGAAGAGATGGTGCGTACAGACTTTCCGGTATCCGCACCGACCAGGGTATCGACAGTAGCCTGAGCAGCCTTGCCGTCGATCAGAGTCTTCAGAGCAGCAGCCAGATCGTCATAGGCGACCTCACTCTTGCCTGCCATAGTACCCAGGCCGCCGATCTGACCATCGATATAAGTCTTAGCTGCCTGAAGAGCAACCTTCAACTGCGCCAGGGTAGTGATTTTAATAGTGTCTGCCATAATACATTCCTCTTATTGAAATAAAATTATTTTTGCCACAGCGTTTTGGCGCTGCTGTGACCACAAAATGTTTAGCCGAAGACATCGGTAATAGCATCGTTCAGCTCTTTTTCTGTTGCGATGTCATCAGGACTGTAAGTGGGCTCGTCCGGATCAGGATTGACTCCGGTTCCGAAAACATCATCGATCAAACTGTCAATATCGTCGTCCGTAGCCATCACACTCCCTTCGGGAAGACCTCCGGAGTTTGCCTCGATTACAATATCATGCTTCAGCAGTTTGTTGGCTGTCGGCAGTACCTGAACCGTGTCGCTGGGAACGATATTGTATTCGCCCTCATAAATATCACAGTCCAAACCTCCGCCAACAGGTATAGATAAAGCTCCTTGTAAGCTTCCAATGGGCGAAAGGCGACCTTTAATAGACCCGATTCCGCATACTCCACCCATGCTCAGTCAACCTCTTCCGAAAGCTTCAGAATTGCTTTCGAAATGAAGGTATCAACTTTGCCATTTGCTTTCGTGAGCTGAATGTCGTAGACATACTTGCCGAAATTCAGATCTGCTGTATCTTGAGGCTCAAGCGTCAGCATCATCGTGTCAATCGGGATGTCTTTGACAAGAAGGGGGCGGGGGTCATCGTAATTCTCTTTCATTGCGAAGCGAATGGTATCACCTGCAACAGGAATATACTGTGTTCCGTCCCTTTTGGTGGCAGAGACCAGAGCCTCAAATGTATCACCTCGGGTCAAAGTGATAGTCGTACCAGTAATGTTGTAACTCATAATCTCACCTCCAATTCAAGCATTGTAAGTTGATTTATGAATCGCAAGTTGGTCAACTTCTGTCATGATTCGCTTAGCCGAACCATTACCGCCTAATTTTTCATAAGGCTTGTACAAGTATTCATATAGATTTTCATACTCGTCCTGTGTAATGTAACCTCTCTCAATATAGGCCATGCCGAGATAAATAATGCGATCATGAGCCAGACCAATGAGCATTTGCGTTTCAAGATTGTTGTGCTTATTCTCAGCAGCTTTTCGTTTGCTTCGCTCTTGGATATATGCCCAAAATCCAGAAGAAGCAAGTATCGTCCCCAAAATGGTTAATAGCGTTTGCAGCCAGGGTTCCATTTCCATGTATCATCCTCCTTGAAGTCATAAATGAATTAAGAAGCTTGTAGGAAATATCACCCCAAACCTCTTTTAATTAGGCGAGGGAGCCCACCGCAAAGTAGACTCCCTGCCAATTTCGGTTAATCCACAGGATTACCATTTTCGTCAAGACCGAGAGCTTCCAGATCAGCCTTGACAGCAGCCTTGAACTTTGCCGGAACCTGATTAAAGGTCCGGCGACCTGCGATGATGAGTGCGACATACAGTGCTACCATGTTGTTACCTCCTATCAAAATTTTGGATAAAATATAAAACATGGTTACTCCTCCTCAGCGATAAGATCGCCGTTGGTATCGTAGCCATATTCTAACAATTTTGCCTCGACATCTGCCTTAAATTTTTCAGGCACCTGGTCGAAGGTTCTGCGCTTATTGATGATAAGCGTGGCGTAAAGATTGACCATTTTTGCTACCTCCTCATTCAGGAATCATTGCTGCGACGGCATCATACAGATCGGCAATTGCTTCCATGATAGCAAGCTGCTGGGAATCGCCAGTTTCCTGACCTGCCATGATCTGAACAATGTTGTCCGAATCATTTGTACCTTTAATGGCGTTTTCAGCCATAAGCAGATTGGTGTATTCATTGAACTCCTGGGGGGTCAGCGCCGCTTCCTGATAAGTCCAATAAGTGGTTTTATCGCCCTGTTCGGAAGTTCGTGCAATACTCGTAATGTCCTTGCGGAGATATACGGTTCCAACCGTAACCTCAAGTGCAGTCGGTTGGACTGTGCTCTCGGCGTACTTGTAATTTAACTCCATGCGACTTTCCTCCTTTCGCAGTGTAAAGACTGACGAGTTTTTGATATACCCGCTTCTCATCGTATTTGTCATATCGTGAAACTTTTCGCTTCAATTGCTGGAAGCTAACACATGGTTTTATCCACTTCCGATACATCAAATAGGTATCGGTGCAGTCGATCCACCCAAGATAAGACAACATTTGCCGAGCATCGAGTATGGTTGCTTTCTCCTTTTTGGAGATTTTGCGAGCTTTTCTCGTGGCCTTGTACATAATGGATTTTCGAAGAATCGTTCGATTACGATAAAAACGAAAGCCCATGAAGTCCAGATCACGCCCCTGGTTGTTGCCATAAGAAAAGCGAAAGACTTGCCAATTCGCTTTAAGTTCCAAGCCAAGCTCCATTTCCAGATAATCGGAAATTGCTTGTCTCATGCGGTGCAAAACCCTCTTGTTACTTCCGAAAACGACCATGTCATCCATGTAGCGCATATAGTGTACGGCACAGAGCTGCTCCTTGATGAAGTGATCCAAGCCCTGCAAATACCAGTTAGAAAGCCATTGAGAAGTATAAAAACCAAGTGGAATACCAACCTCTGTGACATCAATAATGCGGAATAGTAAATCCAGCATCTTTTCATCATGAACGGTCTTCTTCAACTTGGCTTTCAAACGATCGTGTGGAATAGTATCGAAGAAATGACGAATATCCATTTTGAGGACATACTTACAATTCTTCGGGTCAGTCCTAATCCACTTCTCAATTACCTGTTTTCCTTTATGGGCACCTCTGCCCGGAAGACTGGCATAGCTGTGTTCATACATTCCCTTGCAGAACATCGGCTTCATGGCATTTACGATGCAATGCTGAACAAGCAGCTCTTCCATCGTAGGGACAATAATAGTGCGCTCCTTGCGAGTAATCCCATCATAAATGTAAACCGGCACATGCTCGGCGTTTTCGTAGTTGACTATCCAGTCTAAGGATTGTTCAACTGCGGCATCGTCAGACATGTGCCGGTGTTTCATGATTTTACGGAATCTCTTGCTGTGCTTTGCTTGAGACAGAGCGTACCGTCGGTTCGTTTCGGATATTGTTTTTTCGTACAAGTGGTTATAGGATTTCATGTTCTCTCTTATCCTCTCATCCGCTTTCGACTTATTCTCAGCTACTCACAGATGCTTGCACCGAGTTAATTTTCACCAAGTGGTGAGGAAGAGATGCAGATATCTCTTGCCATTTTGAAATGGCGGCATACACTGCATTATAGAGAGCTTCTTATGGATAAGATAGAGCCGCGCCATTGTTCGAGTTCGAATTGGACGCCGTATTGTTCAGATTAGCGTAGAAAGGACCGACCATAAGGTCATTGTTCCAGTTGCCGCCGACATACGCGCTGGGCGCAGTGTATACCCCTAATATTTAATTGTTTTCGTTTACCCGGCGAACCTAAGGTTCTCCCGTCCTCTCCTCGCTGCTTACGCAGCAGCAAGCGGTTTACAAGAGAGAGCCGCGCCATAGTACGAGTACGAAAAGGACGCCGCACTGCCCAGAGTAGCGCAGAAAGGACCGACCAGAAGGTCACGGTACCAGTAGCCGCCGACATACGCGTAATTGACCTGGCTGTTATTGTACCACATGCCGTCAGCCTCATAAGTGCTGCTCGAACCGCTTGCAGTAACAGGCAGCCGTCCGAATGCTTCCGTCTTCATGCTGCTGATGTAGCCGCCGGAACTGCCAGCCGGAGTAGCATTTGCGATCGTCTTATAACCGTTTCCGTCTGTGTTGTAGTCGGTTGCAGTAGAACCATCGTGAGTACCACGAGTAAGCTTGACCTTCTGCGTTCCATTGGCATTGATCCAGCCAGCAGTACGACGCCACAGGTTACCCCAGACATTCTCCATACCGAAGACCTTCACACCGGAAGTCTTGTCATTAGAACCCCAGAACATACCCTTGGAGTTCATCGTACCAGGAGCAATACTATTGGAACTATTGCACCGTCCATAGCCGAATGCAGTCTGGCACTCAGTAGAACGAGCCATCATAACCAGCAGATCCTGGAGCAACAGTCTGTCAGCCAGCACCTCGGTATACCAGTCATTGCCGTTTGCCTTTGCATAGGCGATTTCGTTAGCCGCCGTGGTGTTTACGCTGTTAGCTGCACCGCTGATAGAACGCAGCTTACCGGAAACCAGAGAACCGAAATAGATGGGGGTATAGAAATGATCGATCTGGTTGTTATTGCGGTCATAGTTACACCAGCAATCCCAAGTATCGTCCTGAGGAGTATCGGAGCAGCGGAAATGGTAAACACCATTCGATTCCCAACGCTTTGTATAGATCTTCGGCCATTCCATCATGGCGTTGCCGCCGAAAGAAGTATCCGTAACCTTGGATGTGGTGCCGTTGACCTTCTTGGTATAGTCGTTAGGATTGAGATAGTGATCTACAACACCTGCGTAAGTTAGCATACAGGGGCGCGGCATAAACTTTTCGCCCGGATCAAACGCCCAACCACCATAGTTGAACTTACCAGTGCTGAAATTCATAGCCGCCGGAGTAAACGCTGCATTATCCACATCAGAAGGATAAGTTACTCGTCCTGTGGGGCTGGAAGTCGCTTTCACCAAATCATAACCGAACAGATAATCTCCCTTCTTCGGCGTTACGCTGGTTCTGTTTGCCTCGCTGCGATTATAGGCACCGGTACTGGTGTAAGGGAATGCGGAATAGTAATACACCACTCCGACCGTCACATTAGTATCCGTATAAGTGCCGTTTGCAGTGATGTTCTTGAATAGCTCACCCTCAGTCTCGCTGGTAGGATAACCGGTCGTGCTCCTACGGATAACTGCACCTGCAACGCCACTCGGAAGCTTCGCCGTAATTTCTACCTTAACGGTATCAGACGCTGAGACATACACCGACTTAGCGGAAAACTCCTGCATCGGCTCCGGTTCATTAACGACTACACGGTTAGCCTTGTTTCGGTTATACACACCCTGAGTGGTATAAGGGAATGCTGCATAGTAGTAAGTTCCGGTAGGAGACGCACCACTATCTGCGAAGACAGTGGACGCTTTGATGTTGGCGACCAGATCACCATCGAACTCGTCCTTAGGATAATCGGTTGTCTTCCTCCGGATAATCGCACCTTCCACGGTGCAGAGTGTCTGGTTGTTCACGACCGTGTCGTTAGGAAGTGTTGCTGTGACTTTCACAACGCCACTCTCAACAGCCACGCTGAATGCCAGCATATTGGACGGCTCAATGCCGCCAAAGAAATGTCGGTTTTTACCGAAAATCAGATCTTCTTCTGCCATTTTGATTATTCTCCTTTCGCTTTAAGAATAAGTTACAACGGTGCTGATAAGCTTGCCATCGGAGTCAAAAGTTTTGACGGCTCTCGCCACTTCTGCTCCAGCTGCACTTTTCAGCACATTTGTCATGGTCAGGAATCCATCAGAAAAAGTCTTCGTCAAGGTTCTACCATCGCTCGCAGTCGAAGTGATAACAGTACCATCATCTGAAAACTCCTTGGTTCCGTCTTCAAAGCCAACCAGTAAAATCCGTTTGACCTCTTCCTTGTCGATCTCAAGTTGCAGATTACCGGCGACATCGCCGCTGAGCTGATCTTTCATCTGGTTATACCAGGCAAGGAAATCGGCCTGTTCAGATGCGATCCACTGGTCAAGAACGGTCTGCTCCTGTTGGAGGTCCGCTTTCATTTTATTGAACCAAGCCGTGAAATCGCTTTCCTCCTGAGCAATCCAATCATCGACTTCCTTAGATCGTGCATCAGTAAATCGATCAAGCTCATCCTGCCATTTGCCAAGCAACTCGTCCAGACTGATCGTCTGAAGAATGCCAGTTACAAATGGAGTAGATTCTGTGCCAACCATAGGGGTAATATCAGCTTGGTTAATGACCGCAGTGCCATATTTTCTGTAAATATAACAGAGAGGGTACTGATGGACATTTCCCTCGTTCGTCAAAGTCGGTCTCGACGGTGCGCTGGACGGATTACCTTTGACAAATTTGATAGTGTTATTACGAACTGATTCCATTCCGTTTACTTCCAGAACCACGGCATCAATACGATCAAGAAGCACCTCTGCTTCCGGGGCGGTCATCGGCAGGATGCTGTCATTGACTGTCCATGTATGGTCGAACCAGGCTTTGCCGATACCGACATTCACGGTAAGACCGCCTGCCGCCTTCACAGCAAAAGCGGTTCCGATAGAAGCAAATACACCATCGATGATGAGTCCATCAAAGATAGCTGACATCTGTGCAGCATTGTATTTGCGGTCACCGTTAAGTGAATTGAAAAATCCGCTTGATACGCTCATTCAGTTTCTCCCTCCTTACTTTGAAATAGTTTTGAAGGTCGGATAAATCGACAACCCTTCCTCACTGTTTGAGATGACCAGCTCTGAAATGTAAGCTGATCCCTCATTGCCATATTCATTGGCGATTTGAACGATGTCTCCGATAAAGAAGTCCTCGCCGTATTTGAAAAGTCGAGTAACTTCAACTTCTCCTTCGAATGCAGTGGTTACAATATGATCTGCCAGATTCTTCAAGCCTTTTGTCCGAAGCTGCGCCATATATTCTGCATCGGAAAGAGTCCCGTCCTCAGTATCGGATGAGATGTCACGAGCATCTGTAAAAAGCTCACGCCGATCAAGCCCTGAGGCTGAGCCAACGATAGCAGTTCGCCTTGCTGCCCCTTCACCTTCTCCTGCGACCAGAGTCACATTTCGAAAACTCGCTCTGGATGAATAATAGTTGCTGTTGATGATGTTCTCAAAGTTTGGAGAGAAAACAACATACGGATTTTCTGTCTGCTCATAAGAGCGATCAACGCCGGCATACAGACTGAACGCAAACTTGTTTTCATCTGTCAGTACGATCTTGAACCCTATATTGTTTTCCTCACAAAGTCCTTTGACGACATCGTACAGGCAGTCACCTGTGTATTGGTTGTCGATTTTCAGACTTGTAATTTTAGGGTCGGCAGAAGGCACGAACACAAAGTTGGAAATCTTTCGATCAGCAATAGACGGTGAAATGATGCATTCGTTTAGCATCGTCTGGATGCCATTTTGAAGATTTCCATTAAAGATTCGCTGTCCCCAGATGATGCGGCGTTCAAGAATAGACTCCAACGATCTACCTGTGACGATAAGATGATTTCCTTCTTCTGTGTCGGCATTGATCTTGATGTCTTCGATAATCATACAGTGCTCCGAATCCTTCAGCCACAGATAGTAATCCTCTTTCAAATACTGCAAGAGTTGTGTATCCATAGCGAAGAATATCTCGAAATCTCCATACGAATTATACCGGTCAGTCCATATCATGGATTCGTAAGTATCTATGACGGCTATAGACTCAAAGTCGGTGTTTAAGACCAAAAGTTCCATAGTTATACCCCCTCATAGATGACTTTGTTTTCAATTCTGAACTGAAGATTCGTAACACCGCTGTCAGCAGTAAAGGCGAAAATGTTATCGCCCTTTGCTAAGGTAAACCAGTCGGTATTCTTATCCAAACAGTTCAGGATGTTGTACAAAACGCCTTCACGAATCAGAGTAATGCTCTTATCACCCTTTGAGGTGTTAATGACGATATCATCACTTGCGACGATACCCTTTCCAGTCAGCTTTTGGAGCTTCACAGTATCGATCTTCATGACTTCTCTGGTTTCCGTATTGTAAATATTGATGTTGCTTGCCGGTCCTATTGCATGAATATAGATTGTTACGCCGATTTCGGCATCACCATAGTAAGTGATGACACCCTCCGTCTTGATTTGAATTTCACCAAATACAAGCAGCGGTTCCGTCAGAGACTCGTTTGAGAACGGAAACTCGAACATCGGGTCAATACTGTAGAAATCCGTTACATTATTTCCATCCTCACCGGCTGAATAGAAGAACGGGTCAGGGCAAATGATCGAGATTGATGTCCCTTCCTGTGAGCTGAAAATATTTGGTTCATTCGATTCCACATAACCGTTTGTTCGTACATATCGGTTATCGGTTTCGATGATGATCTCAACATTTTTCTTTGCCGGAAAGTATTTGTAGGATTTCTGTCGTACATCCTCGATTGTTTCTCCATAGACTGTGTCAACGAATACGATTTGGAAAACGATGTTTCGCTGACTCAATCTAGCAGAGTTAAACATAGAGCCGTCATTAGTGACGACTTCCGTCGTGTTGACAGTTGCTTTGACCGGACCTAAGCCGGTTACAGACTTGATGAGGAAGCCCGAAACCTCAGGCTCCCTCAAGTCAAGTTTGATTCTATCACCTAAGTAATTGGTGATAGCAAATGAGTGAGTCATGTTTCCACCAATCCTTTCAACGCCGAGAACTGGTTCTTCGTCTGACGATAAATGTCAATCCTCGACAGTGCCTTAGGCGAATAGTTGTTTTGTGTGAAATTGTAGTTGTTTCCGGAGGTAGGTGTAGTACCGCCATTTTGAACGATACCAGTACCCTCATGTTCCATGCCAGCGCTGATCTTCATTGCCTGATTCCGACTCAGAAGTGCCGACAATCTACCAGCACCCTCTGTTACATCAGACAGATCAAGCAGCGGTCGAATTGTCGGTTGAGAGTCAATTCCGTTTTCGATGAAATCACCGATCTTGGAAACCGCGTTGCGGAGTCCTTCCTTAGCCGACTTTGCAACAGATGCACCGGCATCGTAAGACTTATCGGTGTAGTCAATCAGGGAATTGACAAAGCCCATACCAAAGAACCCACCAATTCGATAGCCAACTTTGGAAGGAGAGTTGATATCAAGCTCAGCTTCCGCAGCCTGTGCAGCAGCTCTTGCCATTGCTCTGGCTCGTGCTTCCGCATACCAGGTATACTCATCGATACCTTTAGCAAAACCCTCAACAAGATACTTACCGGCATTATAGAAATCGGTGTACTTATTTCGAATTGCTGTCAGACAACTATTGATGATCTGAACAAAGGCATCTTTTGCAAGCTGATTCTTTGTTCGAATACCTGCGATAAGATTTGTCATTGTGGTCTGTCCAACGGTATTAAACTCGTAGAACTTATTTCGGATTGCTGTCAGGCAACCGGATACGATTGTGACAAATGCCGACCGAGCAGATGCGTCGCCGGTACGAATGCCAGAGATAAAGTTGGTCATCATCGTCTGCCCCATGATTGTGAACTGACTGCACTTACTTGTAAAAGTAGTGATAATACCGTTAATCATGGTGGTGAAAGTGCTTGTCAGATTTCCTTGCTGTGCTTTGGCGGCATTGATAAATGTAGTGACCATTGTGTTTGCGGCTGTACTTACGCGGGAATTAGCATTCGTAAAGGCATTGATAAATCCATCGATACCAGCATTACCCAAATTCGTAAGATTCTGAGCAAATGTAGACATTCCACTTGTATCAACACTCTTAATGCCGTTTGCCAAATCCACAAGATTTCTGAACTCGACAATCACCCCACTCAACTTAGCCACATCCACTCCACTAACGCTGTTGTAGTACGCAGCAAATGACTGACCGAAAGATACCAACTGCTCGCCGAAGCTTGCAATATCGTTATCGCCTGTAAACCAAGATACGATACCGCCGCTATTCGGCAAATTGTTTGAAAGCTCAACCAGAGCTTTAGCCGCATTTGCAGAGTTTGTGACGACAGATGCATCCAATCCTGTAACGGCCAAAGAATAGTTTTTCATTGCTGTACCAAACGGGACAAGCTGCTCTCCGAAAGTTTCAAGGTCATTATCACCCGTAAACCAGGATACAACACCGCCCGTATTCGGTACTGTGTTTGCAAGTTCAAGCAAAGCCTGACCTGCGGTAACGCTATTTTGAATGACATCGGCTTTCAGTCCGGAAACAGCGTCAGAGAAATCCTTCATTGCTCTGCCGAAAGGAACAAGCTGTTCGCCAAAGTCATCCATATCGTTTTCACCAGCAAAGAAGCCAACTACGCCGCCGCTGTTCGGAACGGTGCTTGCCATCTCTGCAAGTGCCTTACCAGCGGTAGCTGCTTCAGTAATAACACTGGCATCAATTCCGGCGACTTCGTTTGCAAAGTTACGCATGGCACGACCAAATGGAATAAGCTGTTCACCGAAGGCATTCATATCGTTCTCTCCGGCAAAGAAACCAACGACACCGCCAGTATTAGGAAGTGTATCAGCCATCTCCGCAAGAGTCTTACCTGCGATTGCAGCATTGGAAACTGCTTCTCCATCAATACCGCTGATTTCATCAGAGAATTGCTTCATAGCTTTTCCAAACGGAACCATCTCTTCAGCAAAGCCGGAGAGTGAGCTTCCGCCGGTGAACCACGAGGTCAGTCCATCCAAAATATTTGCGGCTGTCAGGATAAGAATCGTTTCTGCAAGAGCCTTAACACC